TATACGGCTTCAATTTAAATTTATATTTCATCTTTCTATTGACATGTATATAGGATTTTATTATAAAGTCAATATGAAAGATACAGAAAGTATTAATTATTCAGAGGTGAAAAAAGATAGAATGCCTAAAGTTTATGTCGTGCAAGAAATTGCAGGCACAAGAGAAGGTCGTCCTAAATTTAATATTATGGGCGCATCAGAATATGGCAAGCTAGAGTTTTTGTTAGATGAAAGATCGCAAATGATTTTTTCTCCTGGACCTTTGATATTAAAACTTAAAAATCTTTTAAAAGATTTTAAATCAACAGACTACTTGTTATTGACGGGTGATCCTGCTATAATAGGTGTTGTCTGCTGTTTGATATCAGATATAACAAATGGTAGATACAATCTCTTAAAATGGGATAGACAAGAAAAAAAGTATTATCCTATCGAGATTGATATTTACGGAACAGGAAACAAGAAACATGACTGCGATTGATTTTGAGAAAGACCAAGAAGAAGTTCTAGATAGAACTGAAAACATACACAGACTTGCAGATAAGATAAAAGAAATGCAAGCACTTCAACAACAACTAGAGATCCAAGAAGAATCTATTAAACAAAGAAAAAAAGAAATAGAACATTTATCGGGTGAGGTTATACCAACCATGCTGTCAGAGATGGGTTTATCTTTTTTAAAATTGTCTGATGGATCATCAGTAGAAGTAAAAACGAATTACAGCGCTACTATCACACAAGCAAATAAAGAGAAAGCGTTTAACTGGCTTCGTCAGAACGGACTAGGCGACATCATCAAAAATGAGGTTGTCGTTTCTTTTGGACGTTCTGAGGATAACAAGGCAGCGGCTTACGCTGAACTTGCGAAGGGTCAAGGACTCGAACCGACACAAAAGCTGAAGGTAGAGCCCATGACCCTCAAAGCGCTCGTCCGTGAGCGTCTCGAGGCAGGGAAAGAAATGCCAACGGAACTTTTCAACGTATATGTTGGAAACAAAACAACAATAAAGAGGAACAAGTAACATGAGTCAAGTAACAATAAAAAAAGAAGGAGCACTAGCTACAAATATATTTGAAGCTGATGCAGACCAAGGTACCCAAAACATGTTGTCGAAAGATGACCAAGTATTACCTTTCCTTAAAATTTTGGGACAGTTATCTCCGGAAGTAAATAAAAGAGATGCTAAATACGTAGAAGGTGCAGAACCTGGAAAAATAATAAACACTGTAACAAACAAACTCTATGATAAAATAGATGTGATACCAGTATTTTATCACAGACATTATATTGAATGGAAAGATAGAGGGACTACGGGTGGTGGAGCACCAGTTGGTTCTCACGCGGTTGATAGTCCTGTATTAAAAACAGTTGTAAGAGGAAAAGATTATAAAGATAGATTACCAAATGGTAATTATTTAGATAATACTGCTAATCACTATGTAATTTATTTAAATGATGTGCCTCAACAAGCTTTGATTTCTATGAAATCTACACAACTTAAAATTAGTAGAAAATGGAACTCAGTAATGTTGGGTTTAAAAATGCGTGGTAAAAACGGACTTTTTACTCCGCCTACATACAGCCACATTTATACTTTAAAAACTGTGCAAATGTCTAACGACAAGGGGACATGGTTTGGTTGGGACGTGGAGAAAAAAGGTCCCGTAACTGACAAGAATCTTTACGAGATGGCAAAGAAAATGTCACAAAGTGCTCGTGATGGTGCGTTAGAAACTAAACCAGAGGGACAAGAGTCAAAGTCTAATTCACCGTACTAAAGACTTCCATTGGAAGATAGAGGGCCGGGGATGGGAGACTGGATCCGGCCCCAAAAAAAATTATGGAAGATTTTAGAAAGATATTTACAGGATTAAAGCGTGCTCACGGATGCACTTTTGTAGACAAGAAAGGTGCCGATGGACTAAAGGTTAAAGGTAAATCTTTTGTTAAAAGAGAAATAGTCACTGATCAACATTGGGAAAATCACCTTAACGGCATAGAACCTAGTCTAGGTATAATACCAATTAATGAAGACAACGAATGTAGATGGGGATGTATTGATGTAGATAAATACACTCTTAATCACAGAGAAATAATAAATAAAATAAATCAGTTTGCAATACCACTATCTGTTTGTAGATCTAAAAGTGGTGGTGCACACATATTTTTATTTACGACAGACTTTGTCCCTGCAAAACTAATGCGTGATAAACTTATGTCTATAAGTGCCGTGTTGGGATTTGGTAATGCTGAGGTATTTCCAAAACAAATTGAATTAAAATCGCAAGATGATACAGGAAATTTTTTAAATTTACCATACTTTAATTGTAAAAATACAACAAGATATTGCTTTGATCCTATGGGCAAAGCAATTACAATAGATGCTTTTTTAAATGGCGTAAAAGTTAGCGCTCTCACACCAAAAGAATTACAAGATCTACAGATTAAAAGACCACCATCAGAGTTTGATGATGGACCACCTTGTTTAGAATCTTTAACAAAAGAGAAGTTAGATGATGGTAGAGACAGAGTTATGTTTCAGTTTAGGGTTTATGCAAAAAAGAAGTGGCCAGATAGTTGGGCTGATAAACTAGATGCATTTAATTTTAAACATTTTGTAAACCCATTTAGACACGATGAAATAACAAAATTTAGAAAAGATAATAAAGATTATGGTTTTAAATGTAGTGAAGAGCCGATGTGTAATCATTGTGATAAACAACTTTGTAGAACTAGGAAGTATGGTATTGGAACACAAAGTCTTTTTCCACAGTTATCAGATTTGCAAATAATAGAATTAGATCCAAAGATATTTAGATTAAACGTAGATGGTGAAAGAGTAGAATTAAAAGCAGAGGAATTACAAGAACAAAGATTATTTGTTCGAGCATGTATGAATCAAATACACAAGTTTCCACCTACGATAAAACCAAAAGATTATAAAGACATGGTTGCTTTGCTCATGGCTAACCCAGAGATTATAGAGGCACCAACAGGTGCAACTAAATTAGAACAGCTAGCACAACACCTAGAGAATTATTGTACAAGTAGAACTGCAGAGGGTGCTACGAAAGAGGACATGGAGTCTGGTAATGTTTGGAACAAGGACTTGCATCATCATTTTATTTTTACACATTTTTATCACAAATTTTTACATAGACATAAATGGACAGAAAAATATGACATCACAATACTATGGTTGTTAGAGCATTGTAATTGTGAACATATTAGAATGAACATAGGTAAAAAGAAATTGTCTGTGATAAAAATAAAACAGTTCGAGAAAGAACAAATGAAAATAAAAGAACGAAAATTTAAAAAGGAGGATGCGTTTTGAGGAGGCCATCATATAACGATGACATGGGAATCATTACTGTAATTTGTATTGCTACCATTCTGATGACACATTTATTATGAAAAGACCAACATTTAGTATATTCGGTAGAGAACCAAGCACAAGAAAAAGTTGTTATGAATTTTATCAAAAAAAGAAAAAGTCATGGCCTTTACACTATGTGTTAAATGAAGAAGAAACAAATCATGTGAAAGACATGATGGATAAATATTATTATTCTCCGTTAAAACCACAAATTCAAGATAGTTGGAAAAAACAAAGAGATAAAATAATAGAAATAAAAGTTTCATATCATGAAATTTATGGTGCAGCTGGAGGAAAAAGATTAGAATTTTGGACCGAAAAACCAACTTATAAAATGGTTAAAACTATGAGGTTAGTTGATGGTAAACTAGCCCTTAAAGATAAAGATGGTAATGATTTTTTAATGAAAGTAATAGATAAACCTGGAAAGATGTATCCTTTTTCTGTGGCACGATTAGTTTGTTTTGGTGGGAATGGATATAAGAATGAAAGTTTAAAACCTAAAGCGGCTGTAATCGAGGCACTACAACATTGCATAAGTGATGACAAAATAAATTGGAAAAAAAGTCAAGGGTATAGGCCAAATATAGATCCTAGAATGGATGCGCATCATGTTGATGGCAAAGAGTTTAAAACTATTTATTTAAAATTTTTAGATAAAATAGAAATGAAAGAAGAGGATTTTATAAATATGTTGTATCCTGAGCATGGAAACTTTAAAACTAATCATGTGTGGTATGCAGATAACGGCACAGGTTGGAAACTTAAAAATACTGATAAAGGTAATGTTGTGAGAAAAGCTTTTTGGGATTTTCATCTCAGAAACAGAGAGTATGAAATGATAGATCCAAATGAACACAAAAATTTAACGTCTGAAGAAATTAAATTTAACACCATGATAAAAAATAAAATTAAGGGTATTGTATGAAAACCATTGTATTAGGGCCACCTGGCACAGGTAAGACTACAACACTATTAAACGAAGTGGATAAATATTTAAAACAAACAGATCCAAATAAAATCGGATACTTTTCGTTTACACAAAAAGCTGCGCACGAAGCCAGAAACAGGGCCATGGATAAATTTAATTTTAGTGAAGATGACTTACCTTATTTTAGAACACTACATTCACTAGCGTTTAAAAGATTAGGTATCAAAAAAGAAGAAGTGTTACAGCGTAGACACTATGAAGATTTAGGAAAAAAGACAGGATATAATTTAGATTATCATGATTATGATAACGAACACACAGGATTATTTACAACTAAAAGTGATTTACTACGTATAATACAACTAGCTAAACTACGAGATATTACACCTGAACAACAATTTAATTTAAAAGAACATACACAAGATATAACAGTGCAACAGCTAAAACAGTTTGTGCACGATCTTAATCAATACAAGAAAGACTACAACTTAATAGATTTTACAGACATGATTACAGAATTTATTAAATCAGATAAATCACCCAAGTTTGATGTTGTGTTTATAGACGAAGCACAAGATCTATCATTATCCCAATGGGATATGGCAAGATCAATATGGGATAAAACAGGGGATACTTTTATTGCAGGTGATGATGATCAGGCTATATTTAGGTGGGCTGGTGCAGATGTAGATAGTTTTATAACACAGACGGGAAAGATAATGCAGTTGACACAGTCATACCGTATACCAAAAACACAAAGAGGATTGCTTTCATATTACGATGACTTTGAACAAGTTAACATGAAACAAGGTAATTGGCTAGTGTTGGCTAGAACAAAGTTTATGCTCAATGATTTAGAGGATCAACTTTACTCACAGGGGTTGTATTACGAAAACAAATATAAAACAAACAGAGAACAAGACTTGTACACTGCAATAAAAGACTGGGAACAACTTCGTAAAGGTCAATTATTAAAATACGATCAGATAGAAAGAATATCATCATACACAAATTTATGGGACAAGAAAAAAATTAAAAGTATGGTTAAGGATTCTTTTTATGGAATAGATCAACTGACTAAAGATTATGGATTGAAGACAAAAGCTGTTTGGTATGAAGCTTTTAATGATGCACCACAGAAAAAAGTGAGGTATATAAGAAGGATGAGGGAAAATGGTGAGAAACTAGATTCTAATCCTAGAATAATTTTGTCTACAATACATGGCGTAAAAGGTGGTGAGCAGGATAACGTAGTTCTCCTGACTGACTTATCTAGGAACACACAAATAAACTACGAAAAAAATCCTGATGATGAAAATAGATTGTTCTATGTTGGTGCAACTAGAACTAAAAATCATTTACATGTCATCAGACCAAAAGATATATACAAAGGATACAAAATATGAAAACAGAAGAAGCGTTACAATTAGCAAAAGAATTAATTGCTGGACCTAGAGCAAAAACATACGGAGATAAAATACAAAACCATTGCAACATTGCAAAGTTATGGTCGGCATATTTAGATAAAGAAATCACGGCGCACGATGCTGCCGTTATGATGGCACTGTTAAAAGTAGCAAGAACTAAGTTTGGACAACCAACTGAGGACACTTACGTTGATGCTGCAGCATACATGGCTATCGCAGGAGAATGTAAACATGAAGACTAATATTTTTAAACCACAAACAGAGTGGATACCGCCAACAGATTTTCCTGATCTTAGCAAGTATGATGAGATAGCCGTAGACTTAGAAACAAAAGATCCAAACTTAAACGAAAGAATGGGATCTGGTTCTGTCATAGGTGTGGGTGATGTAGTTGGCATATCGTTAGCAACACATGACTGGTGTGCATACTATCCTATCGCACACGAAGGTGGCGGTAATATGGATCGTAGAATGGTTCTAAACTGGCTACAAGATCAGATGAACACAGACTCTATAAAAATAT